CCGAGCGCGTTGCCCATAGCGATGTAATCGAGCGAGGCAAAATCGAACGTCACCAGCAGCCCGCCGGTAACCTCAAGCCCGTTCACAATGCAGGATGTTACTTGCGCTTTGGTCGCGTCGAGCTGCTCGAAAATCATCTGTATCTCAAGCCGAACGCCCGCCTGCATATCGGTCGGGCTGCTGAGTATCAGATTGCCGCCGAGCGTATCGGTTACGTGGACCTGGTCGAAGTTAGTGCGGAGCGACAGCCCGTCATTAGCGGCGTTGACGTTTGAGGTAATGATCTGCTGTCGGTCAATGGCCGGCGTGACCGACACGGCGAAATTGATCCGCACGAACCCGCCGACCTGGTTGAATATGAGCTGCTGCGCCGGCAGTAGAATCTGATAGCCAGCGCTGAGCGCCGTCAGCCCTTCGATACCAACGACGTCAGTCGGGCGCGGGGCTATAGGGTCGACCACTGGCCCGGCCGCGACGCGCTCCCGAATCGGAATCATCAGCTCGCCAGGTTGCCGGCGCGCGATCCGATTCCACGGCACCGACCGGAGCTGCACCAGTTGCCGTTGGTCGGTCATGTGATCGTCCAAGTCCAGGACGAGCGACTGAGCCCGGTCGCATTGCGTACCGACACCGTCACCGCGAACACGCTGGGAGCGCTCGGCGACAAGCTAATGATCCCGGTGTCCTTGTCGAGAAACAGGCCGGTCGGCAGCGTCTGGTCGATATCGAGCCATTCAAACGGTGGCGTTCCGGCGTTCAGAAAGTCGTTCAGATCGAGCGGTGTAATTGCCACGCTCTCGGGGTCGGCCTGGTCAGGGACCGGGCCAAATTTCGGCCGAGCCCGAATCGGAATCATCAGCTCACCGGGTCCGGTTATCCGGTTCTGCGGTCCTGAATCAATGCGTCGCAATGGCACGTCTGCGTTTCCTCTGGCGAACGCGATACGGGTCCGACTCCGAGCTGCCGAGAAACTTCAGCCAGGCGTTGCGCTTCGTCATTTTGTCCTTGGCGTTTAGGTCTGGATACCTGCGCCAGAGCGCATACAGGTCGGGCTCTGGAATGTTGAGAATCGGCCCGGCGAACGACAGATTTTGGATCGCCTCGGGCTCGTTTCTACACCGTAGATTGTCCTCAAGAATCGCACGTCGGCCGGGAAGCTCTCGCCGTCGCTTGAGCTTCCCGGCCTCGATGCACCAGTCTCGGAGAAACGCCACGCTATCCGCTCTCGACCTCGGGGTCGCTGCCGCCGCTTTCGAGGTTTACTTCCGGCTCTATCCGTACCTCGTCGTCGTCCGACAAATGCGCGCACCCTAGTTCGATGAAGCGCTGCGCTTCGTCGGTCGGCAGCTCCACCACCGAGCCGTGAACTAACGGCCCCTTGGAAGTGAACGCCTTAGACTTCACGTTCGCTAGCGCAAGCTTGATTCGTCTCGTTTTCTTCTCTGGCATTGCTGCCCCCTTTCGTGGTTGTCGGTCAGACTTGAACCACCGCGACAGTCGGGTCAAGGTCCGCGATTACGCCGTGAGCGGCTTCGTTCAAAACCTTGAGCGTTGTGTCGTTTATCATTTCTCGATTTTGGGCCGTTCCCGTGGTCGCCAGCTCGATCACCTGGACACCTTGTAGCGTTCCTTCCATCAGGAATTCGGTGTCGTACATGAACAGATCGACCACGTCAATCGGGATGATATCGCCCGAATCGTGGGTCTGCTGCAGGCGATCCGCGACCAGCTCCAGCGTGACGTCGAAGTCTGTCAGCCAGAGATTGATCGACGCGACAGCGGTCGCCGCCCCTCGGTCCTGCTGTTCCTGGCGCTGCAGTCTCGCGATCCGCGCCGTCTCGGTGAACCCGTATTCCGAGAACTGGCGAATCATGGCCGGCGTGGAATGCGCCACGGTTGGATTACCGCCGCCCTCCCATATCGACTGTGCCAGGTCGCGGAACAGCGTCTCGGTCAGACCTCGCGCGTCGCCCGCCGTAGCAGCGGCAACGATGCCGGACGAGAACCCGCCGTCGGCGCCGCCCGTGCCTCGGCTGGTGTTGCTGGTCAGCCAGGAAGGCAGACCCCCCAACACGCCCGGCACAGTGTTCCCGTCGTCCGCAAGAGACGCCTGATTTTCCAGCATAATTGCGTTCAAATCTCGACGAATTTCTTGTTGGCGTCGCATCACTTGGTAGGCCAAAGTATCCGCAAAACCGATGGAATCTACCGCGCGAGCGCGCATCGACACGCGGACCACCTTGTTCAGCAGTTGCGTAAAGTTACCCACTCTTGTCCCCAGCACTGAGTCGTCAGTACCGGCGTCCGCGCCATCAACATTCCGATTGAGGATATCCGGCGCAGCCAGCTCGTCCAACGTCCATTCCGTAAAATGGTTTTTCGAGCGGTCGCTGCCGATTCGGTCGAGGAACGCTAAATTTATCTTTGACACGTCCCAAATCTGCGACATAACGTCCTCGTTCACGAGCCCGCCGAATTCTTGCGAGCGCAGGTCAAAGTCGTCTGTGTTTGCTGTAGTCACGTCGTTAGCTCCTTACCCGTTACCGGATAGAATTTGGCCGACGGCTGCGACCTTGTCGCCCGTCGTACCGGCTTTAGCTTTTTCAGCGGCGGCGGCTCTGCCTCTCAGCTTTTGCGCCTTCTCGCTAACCCGTTTTCCGCGTCTCGGTGTTGCGTCACGTAGTTCCTTTGCCTTGGCATTCGCGGCAGCTATCCGCTTTTTCATGCCGGTAAAATCGTGCAGCAATTTGATAAGACGGTGGTCGACGACTGCGTCGAGGTCGAAGCGTTGAAACCCATAGTCGGCGACAGCTTCTAATATGTCGGCCTGGGCGCTCTGATATACCTGGTCGTCTTTCCATGCGGGCATGACTTCCAGCAGAGCATTACGCTCTCGGTCGGTAGCTTCTATCTGGTTAGCGCGCGCTCGCTCTACTAGCGCCGGCGGAACCTCGGGGAGCAACGACACTATGTCGTTTAGTTGCTGTCGAGAGCGGAGCATATCGTTCTCAAACGACGTGCGCCGTTCCTCGATTTCGGCCGACTGAGCGTCCAGGTCGAGAGCTTTCCCGGCCTGATCTTTCAGCGCGCCGAGCGTGACCATTTCGCCGTCGTCACGCATAGGAATCTTTAGCTTGTAGATTTCGTCGGCGTCGACCCCAAGCTGCTCGGCCAGCTCGGCGAGTGTTTCCGCCTTGCTGCCAGCGCCGGCTGCGCCGTCGGTGTGTGTGTCCTTTTCTGGTTCAGCGTCGGCGAGCAGCGCGGACACCTCGTCGAGCTGGTCGTCAGAGCCGCTCGGGGGCGTCGGGTCGTCGGTCGGCTGGTCGGTCGAGCCCTGGTCGTCGACGACCTGGTCGGCCTTGTGTCGGTCCTGGACAAGCGGCGTATCACCGAGCAGCTTGGCGACCGCCGCGTGTTGGTCGGCCGAGCCCTGGTCAATCTGTACTTGTGCGTCAGCCATCTACGGCCCCCGTGCGTTTGAATCCTATGTCCTGCAGTTCCTCTACTTCCTCGGGCTCGCCTTCGTCCGTGCCATATTGCGCGTCGACCGTTTGTTCCTGCACGGCCGAGTCGAGCGTCGCTTCCCAATAGTCGAAGCTGAGCTTGGCCTGCGCTTTCACCAGGTCGGAAACGATCCTGTCCGTTTCGATCCCCTGCTGCGTTTCCAGGAATTGCTGCGTCTGGAACTGCTGCGCCGCCTGCGCCTGCTGCGCTGCCTGCGCCGACGCCTGCTGCGCCTTGATCGACTCGGGCGAGCGCGGGTCGACCCAATACCGCCGAGCGTTCGACACGCCGCCTGCAGCCGTCCAGTCGATCAGCGTGTCATGGTAGGTTCGCAGGTCGGTCAGAATGCCGCCGCCCATCCCGGCCGCGTGTAATTTCTCTTGCTGGATTAGCACACTTTCGAGCGCGCCGCGACGCTCGGCCCGTTCGTTGAAACTCATGCCGGCAACGATTTCGAGCTTGTCGCGCGAGCGCCACTGGCCCGGCGAATATGCGACGAACTCCGACCCGACCTGCTGCTCTTGCTGGTCGGGAAAGTCCTCGCGCAGTACCGCGTGAATCAGCTTGAACGCCTGGCGCACCATCGTTTCGGCGAGCGTCCTGGTTATCAGCCGGGCGAGCGCTTCCTTGCTGCTGAACTGGCGCTCGATGCCGTGCGCTGTCTCGCCTGCCACCTGGAGCTGCGCCGACTGCAGGTCGAGCGATGCACCGCCTCGCTCCGATCTGACCTGATCCATATAGTTCAGCAGCGCCAGCGACGACGGCCCCAAGTCTGAAACGATCAGCTCGCGCACCGCCGAAATGTCGTCAACACGATTTATCCCACCTGGCCGGCGCGCTTTTAAGTCCTCTATTTCGACACTTCCGTCGACGACGATCAGCTCGGCGTTATTCGCGAACGCCAAATTGTCGAGGTACTGGCGCAGCGCTTCCGTCTTAATTTCCTCGATTTCTCGGAGCTTGTCGTACATCGACAAACCGACCCAGCGTTGCGGTTGCAGCCATCCTGTACCACTAGCGAACGGCACCCGAGCGGTCGGCCAGTTCTGCAGCACGTCGCCGCCGCTCACACCGCCCGCGTAGAGAATGCGCCGACGCTCCGAGAGCCCGTCGCCATCGAAGTCGATCAAAACGTACAGCTCGAAAATCTCAATCATGCGCCGCGAGTCGTCGCCATGATCGAGCATGACCGGGTTGCTGGCCTCGCCACGGTCACGGCTGCGCGACACGATACGATTGTCGCTGTCAATCGACGCGAGCTTGTTGACGCGGCTGCGCGGAATGCCGCGCAATATCAGGTCCGACACCGACAAAAAATAGCGCTCGCCGCACATGGGCGCGGACTGTAGGTCGATGCTGTCGTATTCCTCGGTCAGCAGAAAATTGATTGGATCAGTCGACTCGACCGTGAGCCGGCGGTGCCGGGTCGTTGTCTTGACCGTCACGTCGAGCAGCTCGTCGTCGTCCTTGTTGCGCCTGGTGCTGGTGATTTCGCGCGTCTGCTCTGGCGCGACCTGTTTCGTTGCGTCGGCCAGCTCCAGCGCGTCGAGCCCCTTAAAGCGGCTGAACCGAACCTCGATGATTTCCTCGGGGTACACCTTGAGGATTCCGTTCCTCAAGACGAGCGCGTTCCGCACCGCTTCCTGGATCACCGTATAGCCAGGGTTGCGGTGCCGTAGTACGTCGTTACATACCAGCGTTTCAACGCGCGCCTGGTCGACGTCGTCGGCACCGTCCGCGACCCATTTCGCAATCTCGTCGAAATCGAACGCCGGTATTACCTGCGCGACGACGGCCTCGACCATGTCGGCGACGTCCTGCGATACCGCACCGCTGAGCCCGTCCGTTTTTTTCGGCTTGTTGCGCCCGTAGTAAGAATCGAGCGCGTCGCGCAGATTCTCCTGGAGCGCGTGTGACTCAAACCAGGTCGAATGTGTGATATGCGACTCGATTACGGTGTTCAAGGTCGCCTGCGTCATCTGAGTCATGCGCGAAACCTCTTCTGGTACTCAATCGGCTTGCGGCGACCGAGCCCGCGTTTTTCATATTCCGCGAACGCATTGATCGAGACGGCCAGGTCGAACGACCAGTCGGCGACCGGCGCGGTCGAGAACGTCTGCGTCGAGCTGTCGTATGTGGCGCGCACCTGGCGCAGCGCGTCGACCGCGTCGATCCCGGCGTCGAGCGACAGCACCGAGCGCGTCAGCAGCATTTTCGTAATCTGAACCTCATCGACGAAGTCGTCGCGGCGCGGCATAAGCGGCCCCTTGAGCCCGAGTTTCCGCATGACCTGGAGCCGGTACGGTGTTTCCTTTTTGCTGACCGCGCGCGCGCCGGCGTGATGGCCGTATACGACCGAGCCGATCACGTAGGGTTTCGCCTTGATATCCTTGACGACCTGGTCGATCCGCGTCTGCTGCCAGCGGTGTGAGTCGATCAGGGTCGGCTGGCGGTCCTTGACCTGCCAGTACGTCACGGCGATGGCGTCACCGGCACACAACGAAATCGCCACGTCGACCTGGTCGTCGGGTCGCCAGAGGTCGCCGCGCAGCAAGCGTTCGTCGAGCGACGCCTGCTCCATTTCCGCCTGAAAGTAAGCGCCCGGCAGGCCCATCGACCAGTCGCAGAGAAATTCACGGGCGAATTCTGACCGCGACATTTCACGGCGGAGCGCCGCCAGCTCGTCGGGTTCGATGATCCCGGTCGTCAGTGCCGTATGCAGGTGCGACGACCATCCCGGCGTTTTCGCTTCGCCCAGCGCATACAGGTCGGTGAACAGCGACCGCCCGTAAGGTGTGCCGATGAACAGCGCGCGGCCGAGCCGGTCGGCGAGCATAGGGCGGAATACCTCGCGCCAGGCTCCCGGCGCGATCTGCCCGGTTTCGTCCAAAACCATGTTGTCAGCGTAGCGACCCCGATGCTTGTCGGCACCGTCGGCCCCGATCAGCAGCACACGCGGCCCGTGAGCATATTGCACAAACAGGTCGGTCGCGTTGTAGGTGACGTCGTCGTCGACCGTGAGCTGGTGGATCAAGTCCCATGCGACCGATTTCGCCTGGTTGCGAAACGGGCAGATGTAATAATTTCGGGTCGTCGGATCGTCAGAGTCGCGGGCGTGGTCGGTCAGCCATTTCAGAGCGTACCAGGTCTTGCCGGCGCGTCGATGAATACACGCCGTTATGAAACGAGCAGGATCGTCGTCAATCTCCTGCTGAAACTCGCGGAGCTGCAAGCCGCATATCCTTTGCCGACGTCCCTGGTCGCCCGCCAGCCTACGCCGAATCGCAGCCAAAAAAAAGGCCCGACAAGCGCCGGGCCTAGCTTCCCTTTGAAGGGGGGAAGGGAGTCGCAGAGACTCGGTTACATCATACCAGTCACCACCACCACCACAACGACCAGGAAGAACAGCATCGCGAACCACTCTCGCGACCATGCCCACAACCAGGCCCGCCGGATCGAGCGCTTGATCCTGCTCGACCTGGTCGTCACTTTGCGCGGTCGCATCGAGCTACTCACTCGTCGCCCTCCCAAAACTTCGCGAATTGCGCGGCTTCCCGCTCGGCTTTCTGGTCGGCTTCCCGCTTTTTCTCCTTGTCAGCGGAGCGCAGTCCAGACCAGGCACCCCATATCACAGCGGCAACGAACCACGTCCACATCACCTCACCGACTCCAGGTCGTCGATCACGCTCCGCACGTACTTCGAGAGCGAGAGCCCGGCGCGCTTCGCCAGCCTGACCATCTTGGCCCGTTGCCGGGCCGTTACGGTTACGTGGATGTGAGAGTCGAGCCCTTTGCGCGCCGGCCCCTGGTGCGCCGTGCGGCGCGTCACTTGACACTTCCCGGCGCTGGCGATAGCGGGTTCATCAGGCGTTCACCGACCAGGTCGCGCGGCTCGCCCTCGCGCTCGTCGTTCTGCCAGGTCGTAAGCTCGGCCTTGACCTCGGCAAGCTGGCCCTCCATAAACATGCGGCTCTCGTTGGCCTCCGATTCGGCGTCGCGAGCCGTTTCCAGGTCGGCGAGCAGGCCGTTTACCCTTACGGCGTAATCGTCGCCGATATGATCGCGCGCGGCGCGCAATCCCTCGCAGGCTTTCTCGGCGTTGATCGCGCGATCCAAGCGCTTTTCCGAGAGGTCGTAAAGGTTCTGGTAGTTCCGGCGCTGCTCGTCGAGGTCGGTGCGCAGCCGGTCGGCCAGGTCGGCCTGGTCGTCGATGCTAACGACGGGATGGCCGAACAGTGTCAGCCCGAACTCGTCGCCTAGGTCGTCGCATACCGTGACGCTTGTCCAGGCCGTGTCCTCGCCGGTGACGCGCTCAATCGTGAGCTTGGTCGCATAGAAAATGTCGATAGATTTTTTCATCTCAGGTTGTCCCTGTACGTGGCAAAAGCGCCACGCCGGAATTATGACATAGCAGCACCCTTTATGTAATAGGTACTGGCCCCGTCGAATTAGGCGCTGCGCGCGTGTGTGTGTTTACTTCTTTTGTATGACAGCGCAGAGTGAGCGGTGCCGTGGTGGCAGGCCGGCGCGGCGCTACAAGTCCGGCGATCTTTACACCCGGCTCGGTTGGGCCTACCGGGTTCAATGGGACGGGAAAGGACGGGTACTTACTTGCTCCGAACAAGCGGAGGGGTAAGGGGTCGTCTTTTCCCCTCTCCATTGAACCTCCCCAAGCTGCCGACTTTTTCCTGGAATTCAGAGTAAGAAAGAACACACACACCCGCGCAGCGGCCGGTGGTGCTACAATCGCGCGCAAGGGAGCCACCCCCATTCGGCCAGGACCGTTTTCCCGTCCCTGGCGAACCCCCTGGTCGGAGGGGGGCTCCGCACCAGCCAGGGAACGCCAATGGATCAAACCGACCGGCCCCGCTTCGACCGGGCCATTTCCAAACTACTCTATGCCCTCAACGGAACCGCCAAAGTGTCCGGCACTATCGCCGGCGCTTACTGGTCGATCCTGCGAGGTTTCGACTGGACAGCAGTCGCCGCCGCGATGACGACGGCGCTGCGCGACAAGACCAGCCACGTCACGCCGGCCGAGCTGGCGCAGCTTTGCCGCCCCGATCCCGACCAGGACCGAGCCGCTGCCGACGTCCGGCGCTCGACCGAGTTACAGCACCGGCTCGACCAGGCCGACAAGAACGCGGACCTGGCCGGCGAGAAGCGACACGGCACGGCCTGGTTTACGCCCGAGTTTCGCGCGATGCTCGACGTCGCCAATATGGAATTCGGCCGGCGCTGCAATGGTCGCCCGGCTGGCGGGCTCAGATTCCCGACAATCGACGTCAAAGGGTACGACGGGAAGTTTGATTATATGGCGGTCGTCGACGCGGCCCCTCGACCCAAGTCGAAGGACACAAACGAACACGCAAGAGTATGGGAATACTTCTGGCGGCTGCTCCGCGAGGAATTCGAGCAATATCAAGCACTTAGCAAAACCGCTCCAGACGCGCTGTAAAGCCGCTGGTTCGACGCAAGGCCCGACTGATAGCAGCGTATAGGTACGGCCTGGCGGAGCGCCTCAGATGCCACCGAGAGGCTGGAGCTTGTCAAGCAGAACCGTCCAAATACACGGTTTATCTGATAACGGCATTGGAATCAATAGGTTACGTCCGAAACCCACAACGGAAAGGCTATGGCGCATCCACCGAGAGAAACTGTTAGCGGCAGAAACGCGATCACAGACCAGGGAAGGAGTCAAGCGGTTCAGGAGTGTTT